TCACCCCTTGAAAGCAAAATCCGGCAACGCATTGACCGCTCCATTGACGTCGAGCAGCGCCGGATCGGTGTAGAAGTTGGTGGTGAGTTCGATCCGACTGTGCCGCATGGCAGCCTGCGCGACACGGGGATGGACACCGGCGACGGCCAGGTGGGTGCCGAAGGTGGTGCGCAGGGCATGGATGTCGACGACTCTGCCACGCGCGTCATTCTTGGAGATTCCGGCTGCCTGGCAATCGGCGTCGAAGACACGAATGCCGGGTGGGTTGTCGAAGAGCAGCGCCTTGTATCCCTGCTTGCTGCGATGTTCCAGGTGCTGTCTGATCTTTTCGACGACATCGGCTCGCAATGGCAACCGACTCTCCTTACCGCTCTTGGACTGGTTGGCGTAGAGTTCAAAGTACGGCGCGGGCTTGGCATCCAGGAACAACTGGCCAAGCGTCAGGCTGCGCAGTTCCTTGTGCCGCAGGCCAGTCGAGACTGCCATCAGATAGAACAGAGCGCGTTCCTGACCTAAGCGTTCGAGCGTCTTAAGATGAGGTTTCTTGAGTTTGGCCAGGCCACGTTCGTAACAGGCGTCCAGATTCTGTTGTGTCACCGTTTCGTATTTCCATGTTTGTCGGCCTTTGCGTTTGGACTTGGGAATTTCAACCTTGCCTCTGCCCCACTCGGCGATGGGACGCAGTGCTGTTGCGCGGAGCAGGTTGCCAACTTCCTCAATCGTCAATGCTCTGCGGATATGGCGACGATCACTTGCCCGATCTGCCTTCTGCACCATCGTCACCGGGTTAGTGACGATGCGTTGTTCGCGGACGAGCCAGTTGCAGAACGCGTGCATTGAGATCACGTATTCGTTGCGCGTGGCAGCGGCCATGTCTTTGTCTTCAGCTTTGCTGAGCCAACGGTTCATCGCGTCGCTGGTGATGTCAGCCAGCTTCTTGATCTTTAAATCTTCAACCAAACGGTTGAGTCGACACTTCACGTTCTTGCGGTAGTTCTCTGAGACTTTGCGCCCACGGACGCGTTTGATCTTCAGATGATCCAGATACTTTTCGATGTGATCGGTGATGGCTGCCTTGCTGTGTTCAGCCACTTCGATCTCTTGCGGCGTAATGAACCCGGCACGAATCTTTTCCTGTTCGGCCAGGACGTCTGAGAGGACGCGCTGGGCGGTCTGCTCATCGCGGCAGCCGGTAGAGATGCGTTTATCGTTGCCAGCATGATCGGTATACCTGGCATACCAGACTTCCGAGACGTACATCATGCGTTTGCCGTCTTCAGCCAGTGGTGCGGTTTTGAGCTTGCCGTGTTTGGTGCGCCATTGAACGGTGGGCTTATTGCGTCGGGTAACGATTTCCGCACCGTCGGGCATGGGGATCGGGTAGGTTTTCTTGTACAGGTTGGCCATGGGTATTTACGCAAGCCTTTCATGTTGGTGTCGTGTTGTGTGACACCATTCATCCTCAAATCCGCTTAAACATCAAGGCATGTCGGCAAGCATTTGAAGCTTTATTTACAGGGTTTTCCGAATGCGTCAACGGCGTCGAGTATTGGCCTTAACTGGTGGGCAACCAGCATTGATCCACTTTTCAATGACGTTGCGATTCCAGCGAACCAGCATGCCCAGACGCACGGGCGGTGGCATGCGTTTGGTGTCGCAGAGGCGGTAGACATGACGCGAACTGCAATTGAGCATCGCAGCGACCTGATCGACGGTGAGCATTACTGAAGACGGTTTGGCATCAGCGGACGAATCAATAACGGTGGTTTGAGTGATCATGGAGTCCCTTCTATATAGATACGAATGACAGATTCACAGGGCTTGCAGTAACCATCGCCACCAGATGCGCGGCAGGCCACACCATCCGGCTCGATTCATGGATGCCATACGAGATTTGCAACTGGTGCATGGACGCACCATGCCAAAGGTGGTGACCTGGATGAACATGGACAGCCATGTGCCGGGTGGCAGGATGCGACTGGGCTTTGGCGTTGGCACGTCTGCCCACTTACCCAATGGACACTTGGATGCAGGCAAACTTGTGCGGGATTTGAGATCAGCACCGTCGATGGCACAATTGCATTTGCGATCCGGATGGGACAGGCAGGCGACTGCATGTTCGCATCGACGGCAGATGGATCGACGCGTTGTGATGAAGTCGGTGGGCATGGTAACTCCTTGAATGCTGAGTGAACGCAAGGCTTAAATTCCGGGGGTGGGGTCAGAACAACTGCCGTCGCCATTGGAATCGCCGACGATGCAGTTGCCTTCTTCGTCCATGCAACTCGTTTCGTCGAGGACTTCGATTTGCAGTTGGACACGGGCGGGATTGTCGTAGATGTTCCAGATATTGGTGCAAATGCTGTGATTGTGTAGTTCGTCGCTGAGGATCGATGCGCTGCGGCAACTTCCGGGGGTTCCGGGTGCGGATGGGATGCAGGCAGCGAAGATGCGCCCGCAGTTGTCATCCGAATCTTCGTTGGCATAACCATCAACGGTGACGTACCAACGGGTGGTGCCATCACCATCACAACCGCAGATCACCATGGCATTCACGTAACTGCCACAGGCTGCCCCCGGAAGTTCGATGTCATAACCTTGCCAGCGTGGGCCGTTGATGGTGTTGCTTTCGCAGTTGGGTTGCGGGTGGCCACCGATCAAGCCGTTGTGTGTGCAGCCAACGCAATACCCCGGCGGGTTCCAGGCACTGCATGCAAACGGAATCTCGATGGTATTACTCATGAAAGCCGGATCGCTACAACAGCAGCGTTCCTGTTCATTGCCGTAGTCAATCAACTGCCATGTGATGCGGATGCGCGACTGGTTGGTAAAACAGCATGGGCCACACGCACAAGCATTAACTGGGACGGGTGCTTCACCGCAGCATTTGCCGCAGATCATAAACAGACCGTCGTCCGTTAAACCAAATCCACCTTCACCCTCATTCCGGGGGCGGGGGTCGATATCGAATTGTCCGTCAGTACCCATGATCGTTGCGTTCCATTAGATTCCGGGGGTTTGGTTGCTTCCGGGGGCGGGGGCGCATTGGCCGTCGTTGTTGGAGGTTCCCATCTGGCAATTGCCTGATACATCCTGACAGACGGGATTGTTGAGAACTTCGAGTTCCACTTGAACATGTGGGTTTTTGCCATAGGGACTGCTGTTGCTGCAGATGGTGTGGTTTTGCTGTTCGCTGACGATTGCAGATGCATGGCGGCAGTTGCCTGGTGCTGATGGGATGCACACCGAAAACAGCACGCCACATTTTCCCGCAGAGCCACCCAGTGAAGATGCGCCGACTGTCACGGACCAGAAGGTGGTATCGCCGCCATTACAATCACAATGCACAGTCGCATTGAAATAGCTGTTGCACGACAAACCCGAAGGATTCAAGTCGTAACCGACCCATCGTGGGCCCTTGATGACATTGCTTGGGCAATTGGACTGGGACGGGTTGGTGCCCAGGCCAGTGAGTGTGCAGCCCGTGCAATCATTGGGTGGCACCCAGGCACTGCATTGCAAGGGGACTTCGATGGCATTACTCAACATGCCCGGATCATCACAGCAGCAACGGTTCTGGACATTGCCTGAATCGATCAATTGCCAAGTGATGCGAATGCGCGATTGATCGGTGAAGCAGCATGGCCCACAGGCGCAGGCATCAACAACGACCTGCTCGCAACATTTGCCACAGATCATGAACAAGCCCCCGGAAGTTAAACCAAAGCCACCTTCTCCCTCATTCCGGGGGCGGGGGTCGATATCGAATTCGCCATTAGCTCCCATCGTCACACACCTCCACCGCCAAGGTTTCGTTGGCGTCATACAGGACGAACTGCATCATGCCCGAATACGGATCGGTGACGTAAAAGCCCGTGCCGATGATGCCGTCACCGGTTGCGGGTGCGGTGACGAGTTTGCCAGCAGCGGGACGTTGCTTGAGGGGTTCGAGTTCTTCACCGAGAATTGAACCACCCTCCAATTCGTCATAGGCTTCGATTGTTTTGACCAAGTATGTTCGATCACATTGCGTGGTGGCATCGCCATCGGTTGTGCCGCCATCCTGCCAGACCTTACAGGGGATCATGGTGGTGCTGGGCACACTGGGTACGCCAAGTTTGACGATGGCCCAACACGGTTCGCCGATGGGAACATCGGGCTCCTTCCAAAGAATCTGCGTGCTGCCCACTGCAGATGATGTCATGAACGCAGGGAAATCGACCGGTGCTTTGGCGAACTGGTGGGTTTCATCTTCGATGATCAGGCGCACCTGACAGATACCTTGGATCATGGCCCGACCCACCTTGCCCGCCAGAATCGGCTCAAGCAGAATGACGTGCTTATCCCAAGCGACATGCGTTTGAGCAACGGGGAACACGGCACTGAAGACAACCTGGTCCAGGAAACTGCCATCGGTGTCCATGATGGTTTGGGGCTCGTATACCGAGTCCTCAATGCCGAGGATGAAGTACCGCCAACAGTCCATGGGCGAATCATTACGAACCCAAACGACACCCCCCGGCCCCGGCCCCCGGAAGGTTCCATTGGCCGACTGCATGGATTTTTCAAGTTTCTGGCGCGGTTTGATGCGTTGTTGATAATCCGCAGCCGCATCGATAAATGCGTTGTACGTGTTAGCCGGGATCACCAAGGGATCGCCGGTACTGACTTTTTTCATGGTGCTCATAATTGGGGTTCCATGAGTAATTTTCGGGGGCTACTTCCAGGCGTTCCGGGGGTGGGGTTATGTGCCGATGTCTAACACACTGAAGTCTGCTTCCTGATAGACTTGCTCCACGTAAGCAGCCACCGGACGTTTGACCATGGCCATTGCATCCATGTCTTCAGCGTCTGCGTATCGCACCCACAGGTATTCCCAACCTTTCTTGCTGATACCGGTGATGCTGCCGATGGTGATGCCGGTTTTGTTGGGCGATGCTGCAAAGCGGAAGGTGATCTCCCAATCCCCACCCCCGGAAGTTCCATCGTTAAATTCTGTGCCATGCAAGGTGCCGGACGCGCCAAGGAACAAGCATTCACCTGCAGCCAGCCCACGGAACGCAGCGTTATTCACTTTGCCAGTGAGTTGGAACAAGGTGCCCTTGTATTCGGGCGTGACCTGCTCGGTGGTGAGGTAATGCGTCTCGCTGAAGTTGTAGATGGGCACGGTGATATCCACGCCCTGCACTTCAGAATTGCCATTGGCATTGGACACACCGATGGCACCATGGAAGTCGGGCGCGGAAGGAATCGACGAATCCGCATACGAGCCCACGGTGTTCAGCGATTGGGTGATGTGCTGCGTCCCACCCATAGTGTCGAAGTTGTAGGTGTACTCATCGCTGCCGGGATCAGGCGTTGAGCTACCCCCACTGGATGAACTGGAAGACTCAGCATAGCGCACCGACGCATCCCAATATTCCTCTGCAATCGGTTCGATCTGCACCGACTGCCTGGGCAGATCGTCGTATGTTTCTGGGGCAAAGTCTTCCACAGCAGCCTTGATGGCCAAGTCGTCATCACTGCCATGAGCGATGAAGGTAAGCGTGACCTGGGCATTGCTGCCGGTGGTACTTTGCCGACTGTCGTATTTTTCCTCAACGGTGATGGGCATGGTGTGGTTCCAACTTCCGGGGGTTAGGAGAAGGACAGGGACGACGAACCGCCGCTACCGTTCTGCACTTCATTGAGCAGACGTTTGACGTGGCGGGCGGTTTCCTCGGTGGCATTGGCGGTACGTTGTGCAATGGATTGATTCGTCATCAGGCCCTGCAAGGCTGCGGAGTTGAACGTGCCGCGTGCCTGTTGGTTGGGACTGAGCGAGCCGATCTGCCCGCCCAGTTCGGCGAGTTTCTTCTTGAGGGTGTCGATCAGGTTGTCGGGTGACGGTGGTTGATCGCCGGACTGATTCTCCGCAGCGGGTTTGTTCTTGGCGGCTTGCTGCAAAAGCAGTTGGTATTCCGCGCGTGTCTTTTCCAGATCGTCCAACGCAGTAGCCATCTGTTTCTCATACTGCGTCTGACGATTCTTGTTGCCAACAGCCTGTTCTTGATCAATGAGATTCTGCTGGGTTTGGCGTTCGTGATCAATGCGTGCCAGGTCTGAATCATATTGTTGCTTGTTTTCAGCCAGTGCTGCATCACGTTGCCTGTTGATGTTGGCCTTGTCCGCATTGGCATTGGTGCGGGCAATGTTGATGGCCATGTCGACGTTGTAGTCTTTGTCGAACAGACCGATCAGGTGGTGCATGCCTTCTTCGACCTTGAGTTGGGCAGAGCGGAAGGTGGACTGCAAGCCTGCGGTCATCGTTGTCCAGGCATCGGACAGGAACGTTGTCGTTTGAACCCACAGAATGCGAAGACCATGCCAGGCATCCACCAATACCTTGGTCACCATATAGAAGGCTTGGCTGGCGACATTGACGATGGTGTACTTGAAGCTCTGCCACAGTGATTCGACTTGGTAGATGCCGCGCTGCCATTCGACTTTCATCGCCTGCCAGAGAATTTTAGCTGCCAGACTCAGGTCACCTGAAGCCAATGCATCACGGATTCCCTGCCAGGCAACCAGGGCGCGATCCTTAAGTTCACCGAATCGGTCACTAAGCCAACGGAGAGTTTTACTGGCAATGTCCGTCATGCTCAGGATGGCAATGCCGATCCCTGCCGCTGCAACGATCACCAAGCCCATGGGTGAGAGCAATGCACCCAGCACCGTGAGTAATGTGCCGATCACACCGACACTGCCGGTGATGATGCCGGATAGGCCGCCGAAGATGAACGCCACCGCCTGGGCGGCCACACCCGTCGTCATTAGGATCACACCGACGGCAGCGATGCCTGCAATGACCAAGGCAGCGGAGCGAACAAGCGATTGATTCTTGGATAACAGATCAATCACCACGCCAGCGTATTTGGACACAATGGCGGCTGCCTTGGCGACAGGTTCACTCAAGGCCTCACCCATAATGCCCAGCACAATGATGCCAGCCTGCTTGATGCGGTTAAAGGCATGGGTGAGGGTTTTGCTGAGTTTGGCATAAGCCTTGTCAGCCAACCCCGCGCGACTTTGCATCGCATCTAGGTCAGACTCAAAACCTTTGAGATTGTTCAAGGCCGGAACAATACCACGCAAGGCAGCAGAGTCGGGGAACAGCTTGGCCAACACATCGGGCGGTAGCTTGGCCAGTTTTTCCATGACGCCGTGCAAGCCCTCGGTCTTGAGCGTCGTGGTGTTCATTTCAAAACCAAGTTCGTGTGCTAACTTGGTGGCTTCGGCGCTGGGCTTGAGGAAGCTGCGCAGAATCCCGTTGACCGAGTCGATGGCCGTGGTGGTGCGCAGGCCGTTGCGGGTGAGCGTGGCAATCATTGCACCCAGTTCATCGAGCGGTAAACCAGCACTGGCAGCGGTGGAGGCCACCATGCCGATCTGTGGTGCCAGTTCGGCAAACGTCGTCTTGCCTCGCTGGACGATGCCAAAGAGCCAGTCGGAGACATCACCAGCTTGCTCAGCGGCCATGCCATAACTGTTGAGCACTGTGGTGATGGCGTCGGCTGCGGTACGGGTATCCGTGAGTCCGGCCTTGGCAGCTTTTGCGGCAACGCCCAATACGTCCAATGCCTTGGCTGGAGCGATGGAAGCCGACAGGATGTCATACAAACCACCGGACAACGCCTCGGTCGATTCGCCAAAACTCACCGCCATCTTGCGGATGCCCTTGGTAAAACCGTCCATGTATTTTTCGGCATCACCATCCGAGAGCATGGTGGCGACGGTGGCCATCTGCTGCTGAAAATCCGCATAGATTTTCAGGCCAGAGAGCAGAGGCACCGCCGCCACGGCCGACACAGCGGTGAGTCGCTTGCCGATCTCGCCCACACTCTTGCCGAAGGCTTTGACGCGCTTTTGAGCTTTGTCGAGACCACGGACTAACTTGCTGTCCTGCGTGGTCAGTTCAATGTACGCAGCCCCGGCGCGAATGTTCCGACTGTTGGCGATACCTGGCGACATAAAATAGTTCCGGCAGACTGGGGATCAGAAAGGCACACAACAAATGAACGAGGCACTACGCTGTGGCCACGATTCCACTCGACACGGTCGTGGTCTTGCGGCCTTCGTCCAGGCCCTTGTTGAAGGAGTCTTCTTTTTCCTTGCGGAGTTTGGTGGAGCCAAGGAACAGCCCGAGTAAACCTGAAGCTGCAGGCAGCAGTGGGCCAAGCATGGGGACACCGGCGACTGTCGGGCCCACCTGGTCCAGAGCCGACAGCGAGAGTTGATTCACCATATTGCGGATCTCGTTGGCGTGTTCGATGTTGGACTTCCACTGACTGCCTGCGGTTTGCATGTGTTGATACCACGACTGGTATTCGCTCTCGGCCTCGTTGAGCGTGATCGTGCTGGCCAGGCCGGTCTGCTGCTGAATGGTGTTGGGCGTCTTGACATGGATCATGTCGCCCATGTCACAGCCTGCAAAACTCAGCAGGCCAAGGACGAGGAAGACGATGACGAACAGGAAGATCAGGTGATTGGTTTTCATAACGATGGTTTCCTTTGGGTTCCGGGGGAGGGAACAAATGTTTTCTTGAGCAAGGCCATGGCATCGTCGGTGTCCAACGGGATCACCGGTGATGCCTGGCTTTGGGCAAACGGATCAAAGTCCGAGGCTTTGAACGTGTGGGAACGATTGAAGGTCAGCAGGTTGCTAAGCAAGGCCATCAGGTTGGACGTGTGCAACCAATCCTGCTTTTGACGACTCTGGGACATCTCGTACAACTGCCTGAGCGTGAACGGATCAGGATGCACGCCGAGGATGCCTGCCAGTTGCCAGATTAAGTCTTGGCAGGTTGCAGCAGGTGTTCGAGTTGCTTTTGCAGTTCCGGACTGTCCAGTTGGGCACTGGCGATCTGAAGCGCTTTTTCCTCCACCTCGCGAAGCTTGGCCAGTGCCTTGCGTAGCACCTGCCGCTTCGCTGCGGGGAAAAAATCTGCTAACTCCTGGAGCAGTGCGGTGGTGGCATGATCGATCACGTCACCTGCCAGCGCCTGGCCAAACTGCTCATCGCTGACGTTGGCACTTTCAGCCTGGTGCTGGCAGATGGCAAAGAGCACGTCGCAGAGCAGGATCGGATCAGTGGAGAGTTTTTCCAGCATACGCGATTTGCTGTCCAGCACATCCAGCAGGTTGACGCCGACCATGGCCTGCACACGTTTGATGGTGGCGACCGTGATCTGCACGGTCCACACGTGGCTTCCGTTATCTGTGAAGGTTTGCATTAGCCGGCACCTCCATCCACCCAAGTTGGGGCGCGACTGACATACGTTGGCTTGACGGTGACGTTGACGGTGATGGCTTCTTCGAGCGGCTCGTTGCGTGTGAAGTTGGTCACCGAGAAGTCGGCGTCGAGGCCACTGCCGCCTTCACCATCCAATACAGCCAGAGCAATGGCGGTGTTGTTGAAATAGGCGTTTTTGATGGCGGTGAAGCCTGCGTCCTCGGTATCCCAGATTAAAGTGAATTCAACACTGCCATTCTTGAGTGTGGCGATGGTCGCTCGCCAACCATTGCTGGCGCGCGTCGTCACGTCCGACTCGCCAGTTTCCAGGTTGAGCGTAACGTCCTTGACGTTGGTCAACTCGGTGGTTGCGGTTGCGCCGGCCGCGCCGTGGTACAGCTTGGCCTGCATCCCTAAACGGATGGACATAGAAATCTCCTTGAATTAAGGGTTATTTGTGTGGTTTATCGAATCGAGCCTGCCCAGAACCGAGGCAGACGCGGTAGGTTTTTACTCAAGGCCGGTCCCATCACGGGGCGTTTGGGGTAGCGATGCCCACGGAACATGCCACCAAATTCGTGGGCCATTGCCGAGGGGCCAACGTGGGCGAACCCGGGGCCGATCAGCACACGGTCGCTGCCCTCGCGGGCATAGACGATGGCACGCCGCAGTTGGCCATGTCGCGTATGCGGTGGCGAACCGGGTGGTGCATAGCGTTTACTTCGTCGAATGCTACGTCGTGCTGTTAACCGAATTGCAGCACCGGCATGGCCCAGACTTTGGAAGCTGGCCTGGTTCATTTTTTGCTGGAGCAACTTTTTGTTGATCCCGTTATGGGGTTTAAAGTGAACTCTGAGCATGGTGGTTTACTTCGTGATGCGATACGTCAACGTCAGCACCGACGTGAACACCCTTTGATTGGCCAGATGCTCCGGATCGTAGATGGGAACATTCTCCACCTTGATCCAGATCGCATACGGCATGTCGGTCAACGGCTGGCGTTGCAAATATTCCGCCATCTGCTGTACCAATCCACTCAATTCCTTAACGGCAGGATCGATTTGGTCCTGCGTGACTGTGAGTTTTTGCTGGATACCGATATCAACCTGACAGTCGTATTGACTGAGCTTGCGTGTGATGCTTTGAATCTGCACACCACGCGGAACAACGCTGACAGTCAACTCCCTCAACTGTGACAGATCGTGGATCGGCAACACCTGTCGTTTGGCATTGGTGACAATCCATGACTGATTAAGTTGCAATGTCACGGCGTCCGCCAAATCAATGAGCATTTTCATCATTACCCCCTGAGTAAACTAAAAAGAATATTCATCATGCTGGTCACACCGGCACCTGCGATCAGCCACATCCAGCGGGCATGGCGAATCGCATTCTGTTCCAGGCGATCCAGACGAATGTTGATGCCCGGTTCGCCATTACCACGAATGGCGTGATCGAGCCGGTCAAGCTTGTTGTGCAGTTCATCAAACTGAGAGCAACTGGAATCGCATGCGTGATGCGTTGGGTTGGTCATGTATTTGCGTCTCCCAATAGTCGGGTGTGAATACGGAGGGTGGTGTGGTACGGATCGCAGTAGCGGTAACAACCGTCGTCACCAAAGTTGGTGATTTCGTACTGCTTGTCATCCATCGTCAGGATGTCACCGGGTTCAGGCTCAAACGCTGCCGGGAAGTCATCTGCGTTGATCAAAAAATCCCACATGCTTGATTCGATGGTCACACCACCGACGGAGGATTTTTCATACTTGCTGATGCCCAGCGAGGCATGGACGGTGTACGAGGATTCGCCTTGTTGATAGGCAACTTCCTGCGTACACCATCCCGCCCTCACCCTGGCGAGCCACTGCATGCCTTCTTTCATGTAGTCTCTGGCCATACAGTTTGCCTTTGATCATGCGGTGAGTTTGACGCGAATGGTCGCATCGTTGTCACCGGCATCAGACACGGCTTTGCCCATGTACTTGCCTTCGATTTCGGTGGGCGTCACGTATTTGTTGGCCGAGTCCCAATAGAGCTTGGTGCCCGTGGTGATGGCCATACCTGGGCCACCGATCTTGGGCACATCGTAAATGCCGGTCACCGACAAGCTGCCCAATGTGTTGGCAGCGATGTCGAGTTTGGCAATTGCCACCAAGTCTTCCTGGACAACGACGTCGCCAGCGGCCACATCAGCGGCTGGGGTGTAGTCGATACTGTCACCTTTGTGAACGAATGTTGCGATCATGTAAGAAATGCTCCTGCGAGAAGAAAAAGATTAAAAACAGCTTGTTTTCAAGGGAAAAACTACGGATACTTCCTGTAAGGATTACGCCTCGCCCTTGAGTTTCACAGCACCGCGATGGTCCTGTTCACGGACACCAAAGTCGATATACCCCCTAAACTGCACCCCGAGTGTTGAAAAATCTGCATCGGTTTTTTCGACGGTGGGACGGTCCACACCATTGAGGAATGCCACCTCAATAGCCGACAAACGATTCGGATCAGACAGCAGATACCACGCCTTGTTCGACGCATTGGCAAAACTGGTGTTGGAGAGGTAGACGCTGGACACGACATCGAACTTGCCCGCATGCGGATTCGTCGATGGCTTGGGCTTGTTGGTCGTGGTGGTCTCATTGAGTTGCAGGCTCTTCATGAGCATCTCAGCCGCCACCTTCAAACCCGGCGGCACCAGCAGCAGCGACGGCATGATGCCAAGGGGTTTGCCATTGGGCTTGACCTGCTGGGCAAAGAGGATTTCCGCAGCGGTGAGGCCGTCGATGGACAGCGCGGTATCGGCACCCTCGCTGTAGTTGTTGTGATCGGCGTGGAAGAATGCTTTGCCATCGGCCTGTGTGGGGTTACTTAACCACAGAGCCCACACGGCTTCGGCGATGGCTTCAGCTGCACCCATGCCGATCTGACGCGGGATATCGGTGAAGGCACCGAGGTCATCGTTGATGATCATCTGCCGGGTCAGCGCGAACATGATGCCATGGGTGTCGGCTTTCTGCCCGAACTGCTGTTCATCAAGCTGGCCATGCTTGATTTCGCCATCGGGGCCCACTTGCTGGAATTTGAACGAGCCGGTCATGCGATAACGCGTGTGCTCCTTGAAATCGTTGACGCTGGCAATCTTGGCAATGCGACGCCAGGCGTCTTCGACGTAGTTGTAGCCCTCGAGCAGCATCTTGTTGGCGATGTTGCTCAGCACCCCCGGCAACGACGCGGTGCTGAAGGCGGCCTGCAACCAACCGGTGGCATCACGGCGGAAGCGAGGTAACTGCTGGCCGGATGCCATCTCGCAAAACTCCTGCACACCAATGCCACGTAGCTTGTCAGCGGCTTCGAGGACCGGTTCGGCATACAGCGTCTGCACCCGATTACTGGGCAAACCACTAGCCATGAGGGCGACGGCTTCGAACACCTGCGGGTTGCCCCCCGGAAGCTTCGAACCAGCCCCATGAATCGCCATCGGCACCTGCGGGCGCGACGCACGCAGCACATGCAGTTCGGTCTTGGTCATATCCCAACCTTCCTCAATGGCCTGGGCTTCGACACCTGGAAGTTTGCCATCGCAGATCGAGCGGATGGCTTGGATGCGCCGGGTTTCTTCAGCCATCTGACGACGCATCTGCATCATGGGATTCTGATGGTCCAGGGTGTCCTGGCGTGGCGCATCCGAGACATCTTGCGTTGCACGCGCGGCGATGGCGGCAGGACGTGCGGGCGACGGGAGTTCCGGGGTCGGCGCTTTGGGCGGCGTGGTTTCGGTGGTCGGAGGTATGGCCGGTTTGGGATCGATGACGGTGGTGGTTGCATGGTTGCTTTGGGTACCGGGGGTGGTTTGGCTTCCGGGGGTCATAGACGATTGCTCCTTGCTGTTGGCTGCGATGCGGGCAGACGTAGACGAGTCTGCCCCGTTATCAACGAATGAGATTTCTTTGAGGATGGCTTTGCGGACGACGTGGATTGGGCCATCAAACGTCCGGCCATTGACGGTGACGTTCTGGCCGTTGGGAATGAACTGGGCATCGATGACGGCTGCGCCGATGCTGGCCTGCCAGGGGAATCCGTTCTGGCCACTGCGGATGACGTCACGTGCCCAACTGGTGTCGCGGCTGACGAGGCCCTCGGCGATGAGGCTGCCGTTTTCCACCGCGACGCGCTGGGTGTGGCCGACACCTTGACGCGATTGGTGGTCCAGGCGAACGGGAATATCTTGCCTGTCGATGGCCAGACCTTCCAAGTCCACCACGACGGGGTGCGGAAAACCCTCAATCCGCATCAGGCCACCGGTATAGGCAACCATCTTAAATTGAGGAATCCCCCCGGAAGCAGTTTTCTCGCCTGCGGCTTCGATGGTCAGCGGACAGGTGAACGACAGTTGGTCAGGCAGTTGCTGTGTTGGCGACAGTGTCATCGGCATTGGCAGAAGGCTCCTGTGAAGGTGAAGAAGTAGGTTGAACCGGCTGACTCTCCGATGTCGTCAGCCCCAGTGTTTGAATGAGTCGGGTTTCCTTGGCACGCTGGCGAAGTTCGGTTTCCCAATCCTTGCCCTGGCGGGCATATTCAGCAGCCAATGTGGTGGTATGACTGGTCAAGCGTTTGGCTTGAGCATTGGCTTCCTTAGCCGGATCGACATGCTCGGTTCCGTCGAAAAACCAGCCTCTTACCAGTGGCATGGGTCGCCCCGACAAGGTGGGCATACTGCGCACTGTGCGCAGTATGGAAAGCTCCGGCGTGAGCATGGCTTCACGTATCCATGCACTGAAAATCTGATCCAGCACGATTTCCGCAAGGTGCATCTGCTCCACGCGGATGGATTTGTAATAGGTCTGATGATCCAATCGCCCTGATGCGTAGTTGTAGCCCGACGAATTGCAGGCCGCGATGTTATAGGGAAGATTTAAGCAGCGAGCGATCTCATTGAGAATCTCGCGTTTAAACTCCGCGTAAGTGGTGGCTGGTTGCTGTGAGTCGATCTGACCCAGCCGCCAGCCATCGGGCAGTACCGTGGCCATGCGCTTCTCAAGACTGACAATGTCCATCGGATCAAGCGGCTGGGCTTCCCCATTGGCAGGTGAGTCGGTGTACAACACGGCGGCAAAGTCGGCAGCGGTTTCGGCAGCAGCGATGACGGCCAGGGTGTAGCGACGCAGTTGAGCAAACAATGGTAGCGCCGGAGTGATCTCCGGAATGCCACGATGTTGTTCAGGCCGATCCGCTCGGAACCAATGGATCACCGAGCTTGCCGGCACTTCGTCGTACTGCGACATCCATGTGGAGTAATTGCCCAGGCCACCGGGATGCTGACGCAGGATGGAATAGAACTGCGGGTTGCCGAATGAATCGAGGATCACACCATCCACATCGTTGCGTGTCGGCAACATCACCGACGACGGTGACGTGATGCGATCGGCTTCCACCAGTTGCAGGTCCATCGCCACCGGTGAATCAATGTTGGGGTTGAAGCTAAGCACGCCGAACGCTTCACCATCGGTGCTCTTGGCCATGCGCATCGTACGGAGCTTGGATGCCAGATTGACGGCTTTGCTCCACTGTGCGAAAGCATCTTCGATCTGGCGGTTAAGATTGTCGTTGCTGGTAAGCAGTTGCAGACGCGGGCCGGTGCCGATGCAGTCGTTGGCCAACGTTAACACAATGCCCTTGGCATAGCTGTTGTTGGCCACTTCATACCGGGCACGCTCCCGTAGTTTCTTACGGATATCTGCCGATGCTGCACAGTCAGCCGACATCGCATCAGCCATTGCCCAGTGCCGGGCATTATCCGCAGTCGTCTGCGCCGCGTCGTAACGCGCCCGCACCACGTTGGCCATCGGCTGTTGGCGCTGCACCTGCGGCTTGGATTCAGATTGTTTTCGGAAAAACTTCCGGGGGTCAAACAGATGCATCAAACCGTGCCTCCGGGATTGATCTTGAAAATCTTCACGCCCAGTCCTTTGGATTGAGCAGCCTTCTTTGACGCCAGGTAACGATCCACCGCGATCTGGTCCTTGAGTGAATGCTGCTTGACGTGCTGGCCGTCGACCGACACTTCAGCCGGTGCGGTCGCGTTTTCTTCAATGGTGTTTTCAAGTGCGTTGTCAGTCATGAATTTCCCTCGGACTTATGTAGCGTGGTTACATTACTAATTGCCGATACCCCCCTAAATTTGAGGTAGGTTTTTGCGAAAAAAATGAAAAAAGTGCAGATTGTTGGGATGTGGTGTTGTGGTAGGCTCAAAAACGCTGCGGTTGCGAGTCGGAACGTTTCATGCACTGGCACGTGGCATGGTGCTTCCACTCATCAGTCGGTGCCGCAGTGTTCTCATGAATGGAATCATCAGACATATCAAATCCCCAAATCGACAAAAAATGAATCCGCCTATTTATTACATACACGGCGCAGAACAAAACTGTCCACAAATTTGAAGGAAAGTATGAAAATACTTAAAAAACTTGACAAACATAGATAGATTCAAGTATCACCACTTACTATGTTGCAGATCGGATAGACGCATCGGCTTGCGATTCATACTGACTTTCATATCCGTACCCAGCAGCACAACGCCTTGCATGGATGCTCCCACCGCGCAACC